TATATGGAATGCAATTCCATGGACGTGGCTCGTCGACTATTTCGTGGATATCAATAGCTTTCTTCAGGCTAATGAAAACACTGATTTGGTCGAGCCGTTCGATCTTTGTATCGTACGGAAGTACAAAGCGTTACAAGACCAGATACCCAGGACTCCCCCGAGTGGTATTCGGATTACTAAAGGTCGCTATGTTCGCGAACTCAAGTCCCGAGACTACCCGATTGGGATTCCTGCGTTACCTCCTATTCGGTACTCACTCATCTCAATGAGTCAGTACTACGTCCTGCTTGCTCTCCTCGGACGTTTCCGAGGGGGCAGCTATTAGCCGTGAGACTTTTGTCCGCGAGCTAATCGTATTAGAGGACGTTCTTTCCACCTCTGTGTGTGTGTCAAGGAGACATTATGACGATCTCATCGCCTATCACTATCACCGTGAACTCTGTGGCAAAGGTTTTGCCACGGATCAATCAGGATAACTACGGCTCCGTCTATCGGCTCAAAGAGTCGACAGCCGAATATCAGCTCACGATCCGGCATTCCTATGAAGGGAAGGCTGGACCTGCGCAGATTGAGCGCCACAATGTGGACTTTATCATGACCACGTGGGACGTTGATGGCAATCCTGTCATCAGACAGTCCTATACGATCATGAGGAATCCACGGAATGTGGATCCGGTTGACACCGTCAATGTGACCAAGGCCCTTGCGGTCTGGGTTAACACAGTGGCGGCTGACCTCGGTGCCTGGCAGAACTAATTTGGAGTTAGTTACTCCATTGTAACTCTGTCAGCAACTCTTATACAACACAGATTGTAGAGGGTTGGTGAAGCGGTGCGAGGGTCTCTAGGAGTTTGATTGTGAAAACCAAACCTAAGAGCCTGGCACTGTCTCTTCGCGGGTACATTACGAGTGTCTTCACAGACATTCGCTATTTGTACGGGCGATCCAGTGATTGGGAGCGCGATCACTCGCGTCTCCTTCACGAACTGGGTGTTAAGGGCCACCGTCTGGTGACTCTTGATCTCCCAGCCATCGGCAAGCACTTTGATATGTGCTTGGATCGTGGCGAGTACACTCCTAGTTCACTCCCTCTTACGAGGAGGTGTTCTAAGAGGATCCAGGTCCCTTCATTTCTTAGGGGTCTGTATCTGCTCGTCTTCGATCTCGATGGGAAGCTTAGG